AAATTACCCTGGCACTAAGTACTTCATAGCGAGGAATGAGCTTAAGGACATCGTAGAGTCGGTGTATGTAACGTGGGAGAAGGTAGCTAGGGCTTACGGGTTCACTGATTGGAAGTATAATGCGGTGAAGAGTTTCATAAAGCTAGGGAATGGCAGCCACATCAATTTCATCGAGATAAAATACAGACCTTCCAACCCTATGTTCGAGGATTTAGGATCCACTGAGTACACCTGTGGATGGATTGAAGAGGTAGGTGAGATTCATGAGAAGGGTGCTAGGGTTATATCGACTAGGGTAGGTAGACACTTGAATGGGAAGTACGGTATAAAGGGTACGGTGTTCTATACGTGTAACCCTAAGCAGAATTGGGCTAAGACTGAGTTCTACGATAAGGATAAGGAAGGAACATTGGAGGCAGACAAGGCTTACCTTAGCTGTTTGGTAACGGAGAACCCGTTTATTGAGCAGGACTACATAAGGAAACTTAAGAAGAATGCTAAGACAGATAAGCCACTGTATGAGAGGTTGTTCAAGGGGAACTGGGAGTATGAGGATAACCCTTACCAATTGGCAGACCAAGAGATGATAGAGGCTATCTTTGATAACGATCATATAGAGAAGGACAGGAAAACATACATAACTGCTGATGTTGCTCGTCAGGGTTCAGATTTAGCGGTTATAGGTGCTTGGAAAGGTTGGGAACTCTGTGAGATTATAACCTACGACAAGAGTATGACCCAAGATATAGTCCATGCGATAAATTTCTTCAGGGAAAAGTATAAAGTACCAAAAACAAGGGCTATTGGTGATGGCGATGGTGTTGGAGGTGGTGTAATTGATTATGCGGGGATAAAAGACTTCAAAAACAACGCAAAACCGATACGAACTTCAACAAAAGCACCACAATATAGGAATTTACAGGTCCAATGTCTCTATATGTTAGCTAGAAAGATAAATGAGGGCGAGATATGGATAAGTGCAGACCTGTCTACCAAGCAGAGGGAGATGATACGTCAAGAATTAGCTCAAATACAGTCTGTGCCTAGTAAAAGAGATGGTGAGAAGCTAGACTGTAAGACAAAGGCTGAGATAAAGTCGGACATAGGGCGTTCTCCTGACTACAGGGATATGATTTTAATGCGTATGTGGTTTGAGTTGAAGAAGGGTAAGAAGGGTCTTACTACATTATGGTCATAAAAAAAGCCCTTTGGGGAAAGGACTCTAGTAGGTAGCTTCTCTAGTAAAGATTATTCCTTGAATTAAGGTTTAAGTTTACACTACCTGAAGCAAATATAGGGAAATAAAAATTAAATTTTCATATTTTTTTTCTATAGTAAAATAAAAATACATAGATTTGCTAAATAGTCATATATTTGACTTACTTTTGTATTTGATGTATACGAATCCAATTTAATGTCGAAGGAATTTATACAGGACCGAGTAAATGGTCTTTCTCTAGATACGGCTAAAAGGCAACAAACACAGTTGTCATATTTTCTAACCTCAGAGGTGCAGGAAGATATTCGCTACGATTATTTCGAGAAATTCGCCAATAGTAAGCATTACACCAACGATGTATTCTTAAATTGGGTTAAATTAGTCCTCAAAAACGAAAATTTCTTAACATTTGCCAAGTACTTCAGGAATCCCAACCCTTCATCCAAATTAATAAACACAAGAATTAAAGAACCACTATCTAGAGTGTTCTTTAGTGAGGATTCTTACTTCAATTATGTGATAAATGGTGAGAATGTCGATTACCCTGAAGAACTTAAGCAGGATTTTCAGGAGAAACTGTTCAATGCAGTTCTTTTTAACCACAACGACATCATTATACACGACCTAGAGGGTGTTAATAGACCTTTCAGGGAGTTTTTATCGATTCAGAAGGTTCGTTCTATTGAGGTAGATGGTGATGACATTATTAAAATAGCTTATTCTGCTATAGTTGAGATAAATGGTGAGAAGGTAAACGGATATGCTTACTTAGATGCTGACAAGTACCAGTTTTACAATGCTGAGTTTGAGTTGCAGTTCACAGAGGAGCATGATTACGAGAGATGCCCTGCAACGTTTATTGTTCAACGACCATTCGGTGACGATATAATTGTGAAGGAATCCATCTTCAGTTACTTAAGGTCTGATTTAGAGGAGTATAACTTCTTAAAGACTCTCGAGCGAATGTCGAATGCTAATGGTGTACTACCTATTGTAACTCAGATAGAGACTAAAGAGGTTAGTGATGATGGTTTGGACTTCGAACCAAAAGCAGGAGAGCCAATGAGTTTAGACCAAATTGGAGGTCAGGTATCTCAAGAGGCTAGACAAACGGCAGGAACAGGTAAGGGAACTAAACTACAGCCTGGAACCATTATAAAAGTACCTGCACTAGAGAAGGACAACGGAAGTATCGATATGGATCTTGCCAAGAACTTCTTGAACTTCTTCTATATGCCAACAGAGGCGTTAGAGTATCTATCAAAACGAATTACAGATTTAGAGAATAATATAATTATAGATGCTATTGGTGATTACAAGGAGCAGAACGAGGCATCTATGACAGAGTTACAGGTTGCTAAAGGATTTGTATCTAGAGAAGATAAGTTAAGGTGGTTGTCCAACACCTTAAGTTACTCTAGAGGTCTTAGTGACCACATGATGCTTTCATTGAGATACGGCAAGGATAATGTTGCTGTAGATATATTCTATGGAAGCGACTTCTTTATGGAGTCACAGGACAGATTATACGATTTATTCGCAAAATCGCCAAATGCGATTGAGCGTAAAAATATACTAATTAGACTATCTCAGAGACGGAATATGTTTAATAAGGAGAAATCAAAGAAGGAAGTTATACTTTACAAATTGATGCCTTATGCTAGTGACAAAGACTTTGAGTTAGCTGTCGGTAGGGAACGGGTGTCAGATTTAGTGTTTGATTATCAGACTCGTTTCAGCTATTGGATAGCTCACTTTGAAGCAAAGTACGGTAACATTGTTTCATTTTGGGAATCGTCTAATGCTCCTGAGAGCGAGAAGATAATAATGTTAAATAGTTTAATTTATAACTTAATTCAAAATGATGAGAGTACGCAACAAACCAGTACTGAAGCTGAGGCTGTATAGAGGTACTGAAGTTAACTATGACCGAGATGGTGTAGTTAAAAACGAGAATAACCTATGTTCTTTAGAGTACGGAACGAAACAATGGGATATTTTCATGTCAAACCTAGCTATAGCAGGATATTGTCAAGTAGATGTTGAGAAAGGGTTTTTACCTGACGGAAACGGTAACTACAATGAAATCAACGATTTGTCTCAGTATGAGAAAGAAGTTCATGAACATTTTGCACCAAGAAGCGAAGAAGTTTTAGAAAACTCAGAACTTACAGCGTTAAGAGCAGAGTTAGATTCTCTTAAAGCACTTATTGCGGGTAAAGGATTACTACCAGAAGAAAAGGAGGAAGAAGAGGAAGTGGTAGAGGATAAGAGAGAGATGTATAAAGGTCAGCCTTTAGACCAAGCGTTACATCTTCTAAGAATCGAGTACGAAGAAGTATACGGCAAGAAACCATTCAACGGATGGGGTGCTGAGAAGCTTGAGGACAAGATTAACGAGAAGAAAGCTGAACTAAATTCTAAAGAGTAATGGATTTTTCACAAGAGTTTATAGAGTCTAACGGATTGAGTGAAGAGCAAGTAGCTGCAATCAACGGACACATCAATAGTGAGATTGTTCCTAACATTAAAAAAGACTATGATGGTCTTGCTAATAAGAATGCCGAAGGTATACTCGATGGAGCTAGTCGTTCTGTAACAGAAAAGTTTGGATTAGACCTTCAAAGAGAGAAAGGTGAGAAAATTGCCGATTTTATTGGTAGAGTTTCAGAAGCCGTTGTATCTTCGTCTAAAACACAGTTAAATGAAAAAGTGCAATCATACGAAGAAAAAATCAAAAACTTCAAAGGTGACCAAGCGTACAAAGACCAAATCGAAGCGTTATCGTTAAAAAACGATGAGCTTTTAAAGTCTATTGCGGAGCTTGAGCCTTTAAAGGGAATTGATGAGAAGTATGCTGAGGCAACTACAAGGTTGACTACTATGCAGAAAGAGGTTGCTTACGGAAGCATTAAGCCATCGTTTCCTGACACTGTAAATCCATACGAGGCTAAAGCTAAGTGGGATGAGTTTAGAGCAGGTGTAGAAGAGAAGTATAATATAGAGCTTAGAGATGGCGAACCATTCGCTGTTGATAAGGACAACGTTCATAAATCATATCCTTTGAAAGATATTCTAGCAAAGGATGAAAGTATAACCGGATTGCTTAAAGGCAGAGAGCAAAAAGGTTTAAATGCAAAAAGTGTTGAGAGTATTGCCGTTGATGGATTGCCTTTCAAATTACCGAAAGACGCTACATCTGAAGAGCTTTCTTCAATCGTAAGAGAAGAAGTATTGAAGGACAGTGAGATAAAAGGAAATCCTCTTCATCCAAAATTTGCATCAAAGTTTTCAAGTCTTTACGCAAAGGCTAAATCTGCTACAAACTAGCGAAAGACCGCAACACTAAAACAATTTAATAACTAAAATCAAAGAAAAAAATGGCTTTTTTAAATGCTACTTTACTGAATGATTTGCAGTCTAGCGAGGCTACTAATGAAAAGAGGTTTTCACCTCTTGGCGTAATTGACGCTGTTAAGGCTTCTGGTGCTAGTGCAGATTACATTCCACCAAGCGTACGTGCTGCTTTAGCAAGTATGTCTTCTTTGAGGGATGCTGAGATTCCTGTAATCAAGGACCAAAATGTAACAGTTGTTACCACTCCTGGTTTTGAGCATATCCCCTCTAACCTTCCAGAATCGGATAAGTATTTCTTCCAACCATTCGACGT